TCACGTTTAAACCTTTCTTTCTCACTTTTCGTCATCTCTCCTACAGTCTTAGGTGTCTTACTTGATACACGTTTACTAGGGCGACAAGCAGGATAACCACGTTTTTCACCTTTTGAACGACCACAAGGTTTACCAGTTTTTACATCAACCCAATTCTCCTCAAACCAACGTGTCAAACCACCTTTGGCTCTTGGATTAGGTTTACTTTTTCTTCTTTGTGGCACTTTTCTTTCTCTCCACTCTATAAGTTCCACCACGCTTTTTATATTCTCGGACTAGCCAAGCATTAGCGTAGGCAGAAGGATAAACGTCAAACTTACGTTTGGCTTCAGCTTTTACTCTAGCGTAAAGTGCTTTATTAACAGGTACATTCACTTCTCTTCTTGCCTCCCTTTTTCTTTTTCTCTTAATATATTCTAAACGCAGTCTGCCCTAATGTCTCAGGTTTCGCTAAGTTAAATTGTTGCAGACAAAGATAACCAAAAGCATCAAACGCATGATCCACTCCCAGATTCTTATTGGGTAAACCTGTATTGGGTGCATAAGTTAACGTCCTAAGTGCTTTTATCAATTCTTTACAACGAGGATGTATTAATGTCCTTCTATCGCCATTAGCATCAAACAGGGCAGTATTGACAGCAGTAATCTTATCTCTGATCTTCCACGGGCTTCTGGGACTCATAACAGTAAATCCACTACGTCTTAATATCGTATGATCTGTTACACCCACTCCACTTGTCTTTCTTGCACTTCCCGTAGGGTCTGGACAGGCAATAATTCTACGATCGACTCCATATCTTCTTGTAACCTCCTCCGCAAAATCCCATGTGGTAGCACCTCCTGTAAGCATGATCTCATCAAAAACGTACAAGGTATCGTTATGTTTTACCGCACAGATTCCTGCCATAGGGTCAACATTAAAATCCAGCCCAATTAACAAAGGAAGCATTGATAAGTCTTTTGATTCCTTATCAATATTGTCATCAGCAAAACTAACCGCCACCAAACCAGTAAGATTTTCAAAACTAGCTTCAAATTCCTGTCTGAATGTCCTCGCATCCAACTGCCCCCTAGCTGCTTCAACCTCCTCTTTCGCTACATTACCCCCCTCTACTGTAGTAAAACTCCATCTTCCCCAATCATCCCATTCCTTTTCCCCACAGAAACACCACATATCATAAAACCAACTCGCAGTACCATCAGGTGTAGATATGAAAAGTGCCCAACCTTGTTTATCAGCCAACGCAGGTCTTATAACCTCCGCCCATACATCTCTATCCATAAAAGCCGCCTCATCCAATACAACACCAGCTAAACTTCTTCCCCTCAATGCCATAGCATTTTCAGTTCCCTTCAATTCAATACTTGACCCATTAATCAAATCAAGTCTCAAATCTGTCTCATTCTTACTTTTAACCCACGTCCTCGGTGTCAATCTCTTCAATTCCTTCCACGCAATATCCTTTGCCATCCTATAAGTCGGCGCACAATAAAAATAAACCTCATTTGGCCTATTAATAGCTCCTCTCAACAGTTCTATACAACTTAAATAACTCTTTCCAAACCTTCTACCCGCAACCAACACCCTAAATCTTTTATCACTATTAAACACCTCACCCTGGGCGTACCTCAAACTTATCTCATTCTTCTTTTCACCACTCACAACCATTAATTTAACAAAAAATACAACTCATACCCCCTATTTATAGCCTATTTACATACTTTTAAGTTATCATTCACTTAAATACACCCAAAAATCCCGTGGTTTCATCCAAAATTGAAGGCATATCAGAAGTAACAGCTTGGCAAGATTGGAAAAAAGTTAAACAATGGAACAAGGAAGATTGGGAAAAAGATAGAGAAACTCTCCTCCCCAGACTCCAAGCAATGCGTATCCGTCTATTCAATAAAGCAGTCAAAAAAGGTCAGCTTCAAACCGCAGCACAGATCTTAGACTCTCTAGGCAAAGTAATAGGTGAATCCGTAGAAACAGTTAACATACAAGCTCCAGAATTGTCCATAAAGGTTGAACCAAAAAATTAGTTGAAATATATTTAAGTTGCCCGTGTGTGTAGATAGCAGCAAAAATTTTGCAACTAGCCCCCCAGGCGCAAAAAATTAGATTTAATAAAATTTTAAATTAGCTTTCTACAGGTCGCATACGTACGTGTAAGACACTTTATTATGACCTGGGTAATAATAGATATCACTAGCTCTCAAGTGTCTCAGATAGCCTTGTAACCTTGTCTAGAGTTTCAACACTCATAGATCTACAGTCATCACTAAAATCTTTATTAATAAACATCTTTAAACCTCGATAGCTTTAACAGAATATCTATAAGCTCCATATTCATTATCTAGCTTATCTGCTTTGTTTCTTGCTCTCATTCTTGTTGAGTAAGTACCAACAATATAAGAATCTGTTACAGAGTCACCATAGAAGATAACCTGGTATTTTGTTTTTGTTTGGTTAGTCATTTGTAAGATTTTAACTAATACCATATTAGCTTATATGCCTATATGATACCATGTAATATGATATCATAAGATGTATAAAATAGTTATTGTATATTATTAGTTTATATTTTATAATTAATAGTGAGCATACTATTTTTTAATTTTATTTATTACTTAACTCAATTCTTATACTTAAACTTATTCCAGGCTATCAGTAACAAGAATACAATTAAGTAATTTATATTTTAAGAGTATAGTTAAGCTCTCATTAATCAAATCTTATCAATTTTTTTATTATGACTCGTTTATTTTTAGGAATCATTATTTGCTTTCTTGCATCAAGTTTATTTAACGATAGACCATTGCAAAATGTACAAATGGAGAATAGAAACGAGAGTATTCAGAATGTAATTAATCAAATTTAAGACAATGACATTTACACCAAGAACAAAAAGAGAAGAAATCCTTTATCAAGAGTTAATTGATGCACAATTGGAGATAACAAGAAAGAATATAGAAATAGCTAATTTAAAAAAAGGATTACATCCTGAAGTTAGAAAAAGATTAGAAAAAAAAGAATCTAAAGAGAATAAAAAAGAAGATAATTTTTTAAAAGATATACATAAAATGAATAAAAAATTAATTTATGAGTCAATAAGCCATCCATTAACAGATTAATTCTTTAAGCCTAGTATTTTTATTAGGTTTAAAAAATTAATTATTAACTTAATTAATTTATTAAAAACACAAATCTTATTTTTATTTACAAGTGAATTACAAAGACACACTAAGAATCTATAAAGAAGATTCAAAAGACTTTTTAGAATCTAAAAAGGATGATAAACCAGCTTTAAGGGAAGCATGGTCTAATTACATAGATGGATTATGTAAGGATGGGGAAATTACTTTACAACAGTATGAAAACTGGGGGAATCCTTTCTAATGGCTTATATATCACAAGAAGAAAAAAAAGAACTAATGCCTGGAATTAAAAAAGTTTTAAAAACTTATGATATGAAAGGAACAGTTTCAATACGTCATCACTCTACTTTGATTGTCACTCTAACAGAGGGTGAACTAGATTTAATAAGAGTAGAAAATGAGTTAAGAAAAGAAAGGCACTCAAGAGAACCATTTAGAGAATTATATTTAGTTGATGGAGACTTTCAACAGTCTTACCATCATTTAAATAAATTTGTAGAGATCGGTGAGCATTTAGTGCATAACTTTTATCAGAATATGTTTAAAGCTATGAAAGGTGATAAGTGGTTTGATAAATCGGATATTATGACGGATTATCATCACATTGCCTATTATTGTTATATAGATGTAGGTAGAAGTAGATTAAAGCCTTATATATGCACTAAAAAATTAATAAATGTTTAATGGATTATTCAATTCCTTTTTATTCAGGTGATGTAATGCCTGAAGATTTTCAAGAATGGTTGAAAACTTTTCAAATCTTATTAACAATGAAAGAATCATTAAAGGCCGATATTAAAGGCCAAAAATCAAAACTAACAAATGAATCTAATAAAGAAGAGATTTATT